AATTAGAGCATCTTTAAAAAAATTATATAATAATTGAAAACCATTATTGTCTTTGTAGAACACATGATTTAAATATGCAGTTGCTTGTTCTGCCAAAGGTACATCTTCCGCAGTTACCGGTTCGCATCTTACTACTTTATCTGATGCAGTAAAAACTCTAAGAAGGTTTGGCAAGATACTTTCGATTGTATCTGCAACATCAGTTGATACTACCTGACTACGACCATCTATTTCTGTTCCAAGTTTATCTCCTAAATAATATTCTAAAGATTTTCTTCTAGACTCAGAAAGATTACCTCCTAAATACCCTAAAGCATTTTCTATTTGGTTGGATAATAAACTTCTTAATTTAGGATCTGATAATTCGATTATTTTTTTTGCCATATTAAACTATATAATTTGTGTCCACATAAATTGGTTTGTCCCAATCTGATCTTTCGATAGGTTCTGTCACAGCTCCATATCGTACTGAGTCTGCAAAGTGTGATGCCCAGTTGTGCAAAGGTTTATTTCTAAAACAATTATTTTTTTCATCCCAGCGTTTGCAATATGATTTTAATGCCTCAACCAACTTTTTGCAATTGTTTTTATGAAAGTAGCACTTAGGCAACATTCGTCTTACTTGCTCAATACCATCTTCTACACTAAGTTTAGGTGCTATGTCAAATTCTAGCCCCATTTCTTTTGCGGTTTCCCACCTAGACTTATTCGTTCCAATCTCTCTAACTCTAATATCATGGGGAGCTATATGCTTTGAGTAGTTATAAGGTTTGCTATCTATAATATTTAAATAATGCTCTAAACCCTCACCTGCATTTTCATAGCAGTCGATTATTCTAACTTCATCATTATGTCGTTGAGCAAAGGTAATCACAGTAGAGTCGTTCATTCCTAAATCCCACCATGTTTCGACCTCTAAATTATCATCGATTTCAAAATTTTTAACATTGCCTTTTTCTTCTAGTTCCTCAATTGTCTTACCATAATAAGAACCTGATATTCCAGCTTGGAAAGAACATTCAAATTCTTGAGCATAACTTTCTGGCGACATCGTTTTTTTCGCAGCTTGTAATTCTTCCTTTGCTATGATGTTTGTTTCACTAGCTTTGAATACTGCTGTAAACCAATCTTTATTGTGTTTAGCATTTTCATGTAAATCAAAGAACCAGTTTCTTCCCATCGGAGTGCCTATGAATATTGCAAAGCCTTTTCTGTCCGACAAACATGGTCTCAAAATGGTGTCAAAAAGGTCTGGCGAAAGGTTTTGAGTTTCATCGCAAACTATCCCATCAAAATACTGACCTCTTATGGCAGCACTATTCTCACCGCCTAAAATTTGTATTCTTGAGTTATTAACTGAGAAATCTACCCTAAGTTCAGACTCATTAAATTTTGTTCCTGGTATGGCAGAGGAAAATTGTTTCATATAATCCCAAGCGGTTGACTTTCCTTGTAACCGGTAAGGAGAGATGAAAGCAAATCTAGGATAGGGTTTATTGCTTGTTAGAGCAGCTCTAATGAGGTGGTTGATAGCAAATACAGTCTTACCCCCTCTACGATGAACAATGATGACATTAAAGCGGTTCTTATCGCATTTTTCATGCAAAAAATTTTGGATTTTTCTTGGTGCATAGGGAATTACAATTTGTTTCATTTTAAAACAAAACCCCCCTTAATGTATTGTTTCATTTGAATCTGGATAATCGTCTGGCAAAATAAATTGTGTTCTTAAGAATTCAGAAAAGTCTTCAGCTTCATCGTTTGTTTTAAAACCTTGAAAGTGTGTAATGACAATTGGTTTTTTTGTCGTTTTATCTTTCATAATGAAGATTATTGTTTTTAGAAATCTATCGTCCATGTGTTTGTAGCATACATTAATTTTAATTTAACCGGTAACACAAAATCAGGTAGCCACCAATTAAAAACCCCCCATATTTAGTAATTCAGATCCAATAACCAACTAGTTACAACCATAAATTTTATATCAATAAGTTATGAGTTATCATTAGTAATTTTCCGATAATTAATCGTTATCAGAAAGTTCGCTATTTGTTCTCATTTTGTGATATTTTTGCAACACCTTGTATGTATAATATGTTTTTTATGTGTGCAAGTTTTACCAAACATTCAATAAAATCAAGGTTTTTAAATACTTTTTCAAACATAAACAATGTTATTTACTCCAAGAAATAGACAAAGGTTGTTCCTTATCACCCTTTAAAGTTAAAGTTTCTGCTTGTTTACCATATCTTTTAGCACTTAATTTACTTGCACTCCATTGATTATGAGCTGTTATTATCTTATAAAGATTAACTAAGTTTTGAGCAGATTTAGGATCTACAACACCATTTTCAATTTTAGCTTCTAAATCTTTTCGTTTGTCTTCAAGTTCTGAAAGTTTTAAATCAATTGCTAACTCTTTTGATTTAATATATCTGCTCATTAAATCATCGTTATTAATAAGTTCTTTTCTAAATGATTGCCAAGTATAATTGGTTATAATTTCAAAAGTTTCTCTGATAGTTTTGCCATCACTAATCAACTCAAATATTTGATCTGCTAATTTTTCGGTTAATTTCTTTTTTCTTGGCACTTTATAATAATTCTAAATTAGTGTGAGTCCTCCAGTTAGAAAGGAAAGAAAGAAAGGTATCTGAAAGACTCACTAGTTAATTAACTTAATTAGGCTAAAAACAACTAAAAGAGGGAGCTAATAGCCAATCAATTTAATAACACAATATATGGTATATTACAAATCAAAAGGTTTTCTAATTGTGTTAAATGTTCGCTTATCAAGTGTGAGTGGGTTTACCTTTAATTTACCGGAAAACATTAATTTATCTATGATATTTTGGCAAGTCCAAGCTCCAAAGGCTTTATTCTCAACAATCCAAAACATCTGACTCCAGGACAGCATCCCACTTTTAAAGTCGTTTTCTATTTGTCTAACTATTTCAACCTTGTCCCCCATGCTGTAATCATTTTTATAACTTAGTTGCAAAGGTTCACCATTATAATAGTATTTATCATTCATCTTTTATCTTTTTAAATCCTTTAAACCCTTTATTAATATTGTTATTATTATTATTGTTATTACTCTTATAATACTGCCCAATTTTTGGGTAGTCTGACTGCTTAAATTTTGACACCCTGATTACCCTTTTTTTGGGTAGTCTTAAGGTATATTTGTTGGCACTTGATAACCTGTGAATAACTAAGTAACCATTATCAACAAGCTCTTTTTTTGCCTTCTGTAAAGTATTAACAGAAACGCCTAATTTTCGACACAAATTAGAATTTCTTAAATTCCTATAATTATCAGATAATGACTTAATATAGCAAAATAATATTTTAGCTTCATTTCCTATATTCTCATCATATATTAATTGATTTGGGATTTGTGCAAATCCTTGCTTAATTTTATCCATTTTTAAACCTTCCTTGCTAGACCTTCTATATGTCAAATTTTGGGTAATCAATCAGAACATTTAGCGAACATAAATATTTTTACAATCTTAGGGTTTAATAGTTGACAATATAGAACAGAAGTTATACAAGAAAGAATGTTTAACGAATCAAGAAAGGAAAGAAAAAACATGACTACTTATATATATAACAAAGACAGCTTTGAAAATTCAGTAGAGGTTGACAATTATCCTTGGGGTTTCAAAAAGACTAGCAAAAGATTTTGGCTAGAAACTAACAAGAAAGGAACTAGATTAGTTTCATCTACTAAAAATCCTAAAACTGGTGAGTGGTGCAAGGCTAAGACTTCAACATATTCTGAAGTTGGAGTTTTAACATCAGATATTAAAGATGGTAAAAACTTTATTTCTTGGACTGGTCTAAGCGGTTATTCAAGTGATAAAGATATAGTTGAATTTACTAGAGCTGTAGATGTTCAACAACTTCCAGAGTTATCTCAAAAGGCTATTTGTTTTTTAAAAGCTAAAAATCATGCTTGGAAAGGTGTAAAGGTTGAGTTTGTTACAAATCCAACACCGGAACAATCAGAGAAGTTAAAACAGAACGAAGATAAAGCTAAAAGCTATCTAGCTGCGGTAGGTTCAAGAGCTTATAATACTTGCTTAATTAAAAACAACTTAAAATAGAGGGTAATATGAAAAATAAAGTTTATTCAGTAACAAAAGACCTAGAACAAAGAAATCCAGGAAAGAAGTTTTTTAGTTTCATGGATATGGAAGACGCAGAAATTAGGAAAAAGGAAGTAATTTTGCCTTTGCCTAAAAAATACTTTAATAATATAGTTAAATTTATAAAGGGGGAGAAATGAGATCACTTGGATATTCTGTCAATACTTGGGATAAATTTTTAATTAAGATTGTAGATAAAATTAAAAAGAAATGGCTCAAGAAAGATAAAGAACAATTAAAACAATTAGAACTGCAATCAAAAAAATTAGATATTGAAAGAGATATTGCTTATTCTAATTATAAAAAAATTAGGGATAAATGCGAAAAAGTTGAAGACAAAATATATAGATTAAATAAAAAATATACTTATCAAAAAAAGGTGAAGGTTAAAAATCCTTATTATAAAGAGGAGGAAGTAATAGCAATATGATTAAAAGTATAAATAATAAAAAAATAAAACTATTAAAATTTGATAGGGAAAAATGGAAAAAGAAACTAAATAAATTAAGCAAAGATGATTTAGTTGATGTCTTATTAAATTATGAATTTGATCGTATTGCCAAAATAAACACTTTTAGATTAAGAAACACCAAAAAGGAATATTAATAATGATTAGAAATAAATATGGTTTGCCTTTAGTCTATGATTTTAATATAGATTTAAGAGATAAAAGGAGAATAAGGAACTTGGAATATATGAAATGGAACTGTCCTAAAGGTTGGAAAAGTCTTTGGAGCAATAAATTAGATCAATTA